TTGAAGCAGAAAGCCTTACGGTTGGCTATGAGAAATTCTGATGTAACTTTCTGATGATCGAACGGTGTGAACCCGTGCGGACGGGGCCACTTGTACTCTGATAGGTTCATTTTTTAGGCTTGTTGACTTTCACTGTGTGATCCGAATTCCTGCTGAACGAACGGTTCGCGCTCGGTGCTTTCAGCTTTAGGTTGCTCGGGGCGTTGCTCCCACCTTTTGACAGTGGGATCGAATGATCTATGTCTTTGCCCGTGCGGTCAATCCCTTTTTTGTCCATTTCATTTCGAGCACTTTCACGCTTCGCTCGTGTGGGGCCTTCGCCCCTAGCGACTTGTTGTGCGTACTCTTTTTTGTATGGGCGGGGCTTGTTGACGTAGGGCATGATGACTCCGTTATTTACCGCACGGGCCTAGTGCCTGTGCAAACCTATGATCCTCCTCCAGCAACTTGATCCTGCGGAGGGCACACTCGTAATGGTTATGCCCGAACGTATAGCAGTCGGGACCATGCGTTCCAATTCTACCTTCCCGGTCCTGCTGCCAGCGTAGTGCTTGGCGTAGGCGAATGATCTCTGCTGCTGCGTCTGCTGCCAGATCGCTTTTTTCGGCATACAAACGGATGAGGATTTCTGCTGGGCTGTCTGGTTTCATGGCTTCACCTTCCTTGCCTCGATCATTGCGTCGGCGTAGGCATACGCTCGTCTCGCTGCTTCTTCCTCATCACAAGTCATTAGGGCAATAAAACTCGGCAGAGCTTTCGCCGCAAAGTAGTCCCGCAGCATCATGCCGTGCCCCCAGCGGTGATCGCCCTCAACAGTCAGGTCCAAGGGAAATGCTGGTCCACCATTGTCTATACTCATGTCTTGCTCCTTTCGGGCCAGTTGGCAGGGCGGTCTGTCCATTCGATATCAACGTGCATCGTTTCTTTCTTTCTTGCCCAGTGAGCGGCTTTCTCAGCCGACTCGTGCATAAAGGCGGGCCATGACCAGCACTCGCCGTCCCACCATCTGTACCCAAGAATCCTGTGCAACCCAACTGCCGTAGGCCACCAGCCGATGCTCGGGGGTGGGCCTTTGTACCAGCGTTCTTTATACAAATCTGCCATATTCCATTTCGTAGTATTACCAGAACAAGCAGCACACTTCCACACTTTTTGGCGTGGATTGAACGTGCCACCTAACGCAGCCTTCTTCTTATCGCATACAAAACATATTCGAGTAAACCCAATAGTCGTTACCACCTCAATTCCCCAAGTCCATCAGAACCAAAGCCTCTCGAACTTTGGCTGCAATCTCATCCCAGTACTCAACGGTGACGGGGGTTTTGATATACACATTGGCTGTCGGCCCATCGTTGTTCTCTATGATGAACAACTGTTCAGCGGTGTCTTGGCAGATGCACTCGAACTTGACTGGATATAGTTTCATCACTTTATATTCCTCCGCTAATATGGCTAATCTCACTCAATCTCCTAACACCATCAAAGTCTCTCGGACGCCCGCATCGCAGTTAATTACTGGGGCATCCCCCCCGTTAAAAAGTTTGCTGCCCCATACCGAGACTTGGGGCATATGGTTGTGCATCTTCGTTGGGGTTGTGTAGCCTTTGTGTTCTATCCAGCCCACAGACGATAGCGCCCGTACCCCCGACACCCAAGTATTGTGGTGTAGCGTTTTAGGTAGATGCAGCCTGTTGTTACGGCAGTAGTCTCGAAACTCATCACCCCTGACTAGGGGCTTTTTTGAGAGTAGTTCGTGTGCTAGTTCAAGGTAACGAATTACAAATTCTGGGTGTACCTTAGAAACTTTCTCCCACATTTATCTGCTAATGCAACTGCTTGCTCCATTCGTTCGTTACTCATCACTCAATCCTTTTTGTATGCAGCCGAATAAACTCGGCGAGTTTGTATAGATCAAACAACTGAGAGGAGGGCACAGTCTTTGTCAGCCTGAACCCCTCGGCCTTGAGTAGTACCGACAGCGCACCCCCCCGTGCCTCTGGCGTAACCACTTCGAGTAGACGGGCAAGCTCCTTCGCCTTCTCCCAGTCCATTATTTACTCGCCGTTTCTGTTCGCTTACGGTCATAGCAGACAAGAAACTTCCCGTCTTTACTAAAATCGCAGTCGAATAACTCATCGTCGGGTACGGCTTCAGGTATTTGAGTACAGGCGTACAGAAACAGCAGCATGGTGATGACAAAGATCACGACGCGCATGGCCTTGCCACTTCGCGTACCCACGTTGCCAACTCCTTGGCCGTCATATCCTCGGGCGGCTCGAACCCCTCGGGGATCTCCCACCCAGTCCCGGTGGCCCTAAGTACCTCCTCTATGGGTGTCCTGTTACGCATAGATTCCTTAGCCGCTTGCGCGGCGCATCGCCAAATCAAAGCCATATCATTACTCCAAAACAAAGCACGACTAAACTCAATGTTGCTAATACAAACACGACTGCATCTCGGAAACCCTTATCCTCACCTTCTGGGTCAGGCCACCCGCAAGCCATAGGGCATGGGCAGTTTTCTCTTTTCCCAGCGCACGTGCCGCTACACATCTCCTTTGGGATCATCCGCTTCTCCTAGTTGCGGTTGTACATACACGAGGAAACAGAGCAGAACTTACACAGTGGGCCTTGGACTGGATTCCAAATCCCCGACTCATACGCTTGCTCGATCCGCGCCACATCTTGCGCTGGCTTCTCCATGTATTTGTGCATCATGTCTACATGGTGTACAGCCTTCACAAACTCCTTGCTCACTACGAACACCAATGCTGACTTGACTCTAACAATGTTAGGGAACTTGGCGAAGATACCGACAGCAACAAGGTCCAACTGCTTGATGTCCGCATACCGTGCGCTCTTGCTGGTCTTGTAGTCCACCGAGTAGGCCAACTGCCGTTCATGGTCCAGCACAACCAAGTCGGCGATGCCGTGCCACCATACGTCAGGCGCGTTGAAGTCACAGGCTTTCAAGTCTTTCGTTAGCCCTAACTTGACCTCGACCAACTTCTCGCCGGGAATCTTTGCCAACTCATCAAGCGTGGGCTTCATGTAGTCGAATTTAGGGTCAATCGGCTTGCCATCCCGAATGAAATCTTCTGCGGCGGTATGGGCAGACTTACCGTATAGGGTTGCTACCGTATCAGGTTCAACAATGTCCTTCGCTATCTTGGTGTGGTAATACTTTTTGGGGCACTGTTGGAATGTCTTCAGACTACTAAACGACCAGACGATTGGTTTCATACCGACCTCAATTTCTCGTTCATGTCCTTCATGTCCTTGATCGCATTGACCATCAACTTCGTGTCTACTAGCGTTTGTATAGCCGCTTCGATAGCAACCTCGAAGTTGTTCTCCAACATCGCGTCATGCACTTTACGCAAACCCTTCTCTGCCATCATGCAGGGGTAAGCGTAGTCCACAATACTAGCAATCGCCGTAACTTTCTCCATATCCAGCCTCACAATTTAGGGGTAAATCCATCGCCCACGATGGGCGTAATCTCATACACAATTCGATGTACTCTTTGGCTGTATGTATCTCTACTACACACGCAATGGCATCATGCACAGTCATCACAACACGGTACTTCTTGTTGACGATGAGCATCTGGTCGCCAATGATAATTCGAGCGAGTGCTTGGCACACGTTCTCTATGACCTTACCCCCATAAATGCGCGTACGGATGAGGGCTTTCCCTTTTCTCGTGTCGTACACAAGTTCTGTGTCCCCATCGTCATCCTGATGCTTGCGTAGGTTGGGGTACTTGAGGCGTAAGCCGTTGGGCAAAAGGATGCCCTTCTTGCCGTCTACGTTCAGCACTCCGTTCACTCCCAGTGTGGTGTGCTTGTCTTCCATGATGGCGTCTATGGCCCTACCAGCCTCGGCCCATAACTTTGTTATACTGCCGTACGTTTTGCGGTACGTGTCGATGATCCGCTTGCACTCGTCCAACTCAATGGTTACACCGAACGTCTTCAGTTGCGCTTGGAACCTAGCCGCACCCATCCCGTACCCTGCACCGAGGATGGTGGTCTTACCCACAAAGCGTTCTTCCTTCGTGATGTCTGCTTCGGCCTTGTTGTATATGCGAGCAGCCATAATGCGGTACACATCCTCGCCCCGATCAAACGCTTCGACCAAATCAGTCTGCCCCGCTAGCCAT